CTTCGCCAGGTGATAGCGTACGGCATCACCCAGGGCAACGCACTGGAAGGTTGGTTCCTCATCGTGCACCTCAGCGCGTACCGCGAAGTGCTCGTCCGGTTGGGAGTCCCCAATGGGTCATGCTTCGGTCTCATGTCCCTCCTTGACTACAGGAACTTTCACCTGGACGAAGCCGCTGTGGCGAAGAACTATGCCGCCTACCCATCCAAGGAAGGGGCTCAAGAGTTTCCTTACAAGCTCGCGGCTTGCGTTGGGACGGCCACAGTTATGAGCCTTTGTCTTGGGCTCATCTCCTACTGGCGCAATCGCAAGGGCAACAGCGTGACGAGTGGTCTCCGCAACTACGTACCCCAAGTTCGGGACATTGACCTTGATCCCCGAGATTACAAGGACTACAAGGCCGCCCACTTTTCTGAACACGGCGAATACGCCGGCTCGAGCTACGATTACGCCAACGGGTACTGGGATGATGACGAAGACAACGCTTACTGGGAGGACGACCCAACGCCGCATCAGAAGAAAGGAAAAGGAACTACTTCTTCCCAGCGACAGGCTAAGAAGGATCGCAGGAAGAACAAGCAAGCCAAGGTTGAACCCACGACTGGTGAGCAGTTTCTCCAAAACCCTTGGATCGCCCGCGTCCACAACGCCACCTACGGACGCGGCGGAGCTTCAGCTGCGAATTTTATCGCCCGGGTTCGCTCTGCCATTGGAGTTGTCTGTGAGCCCCCTGGAAATCCCATGGTCCAATTCACTGCCATCAACGCGACCCAGTTGCTCACCGTCGCACACTTCAAGCCCGTGTCTGGCAGACTACATCTTATTTACCCCAACGGGTTGAGAGTCTCAACCGACCAGTGGAGCGTCACGCATGGTCCCGGAGACATCGCTCTCTATACACTCCTCAGTGGAGTTCCCCTCATTCCCGTGCAGAACAACGAGGATAAATGGTTTGGGGACGACGGTACGGGAGCGCTCATGTCAAGCTTCCACGCCGTGGATGGTAATCAGTGGCATCTTCAAACGGAAGTTGGTTCCCGTATTGACCTGGATGGTCTATCCACGCCTCAAGGCTCGACCCCTGTGGTCTACACTTCCATACATGGCACACCGGGTCAGTGCGGAGCTCCATACTACTCATTCGTTGGCGGAGTTGGCAAGATCCACGGTATCCACGTGGCTGGGACTGAGGCTACCTATGACGCCCTTGGCAAGAAAGCTGGCGGTTCCTCCCGGGGCTGCTACCAACCCCTCTCTGAAGGGCAAATCAAGGTTCTCGCCGCCGAGAATAAGAGAGCCTTTTCAATTCCGGACTATGCGGCGGCCGGACTGACGCAACAAGGCAACATCTCCGCTCTCAAGTGTCCTCAGATTAGGATTGTCTCGCGCGGCAACTCTCAGGTGGCTACTGTCCCCCACCCTTTTCCTCAGCGCACGAAGGCGCCGGCGCTCATGCGCGCCAAGGACGGAATCGATCCTTGGGAAGTTGGTCGTATCAAGAGGGAGAAGTTTGCCAAGACGGAGTACACCTCAGACATGAACTGGCTCTTTCATAGAGCGAACGAGCACCTTGGTGAGCCATTCGAATGCGAGATCGTCC